TTGTTTCTTGGGAATATCTCATCGGTTTCTAATGTAGTCACCCCTATCAGAATGACCTCGCTTGATGCCTCAAAACTATACGAAGACGAATCCATTGATGTAGTATTCATCGATGCATGTCATGAATATCAATGCGTAAAGGATGACATTGCCGCATGGTTCCCCAAAGTCAAAAAGGGAGGTTATGTGTCGGGTCATGATTATCCTTGGAGTGGCGAAGATGCTGTAAAAAGAGCAGTTGACGAATCAATCCCACAGCCTTTTGAAGTGACTGAAGGATGTTGGGTATACCGAAAGCCTTGATTTCCCCCTTGCAAAACCTCGGCATTTGTGCTATACTATGAGAACCTATGACAGATAAGATCGAACTCATTATCCTGCGAAGCCTGTTGCACCGTGCAGATTTCACCCGTAGAGTGCAACCCTTCCTGCGAGAAGAGTACTTTCATGACACCTGTGAGAAGAGATTGTTCAAGACAGTCTCTGAGTTTATCGGTAAGTATAACATTGCCCCTACCCGCGAAGCACTGAACATCATCCTCAATCAGCAGGATGGGCTATCACAGGGAGAATTTGACGAGTGTGTTAAACTTGTAGACTCTCTCGAAAAGACTATCGATGAACCTGACGAAGCATGGCTCATCGATCAGACCGAGAAGTTTTGTAAGGACAAGGCGGTCTACAATGCACTCATGGAGTCTATTGAACTTCTTGATGAGAAGAAAGCCAATGGAAGATCAAAGAATGCCATTCCCGAAATCCTAACATCGGCACTGAGCGTTTCTTTTGATGAGCATATCGGACACGATTTCATTGATGATGCCGAGCAGCGTTATGAGTTCTATCATCGAGTAGAACAGAAGACTCCTTTCGATCTCGACTTCTTCAATCGGATCACGGCAGGAGGTGTTCCCGACAAGACTCTCAATGTGATCCTCGCGGGCACAGGAGTGGGCAAGAGCCTGTTCATGTGTCATCATGCTGCCAACTGCCTAACACAGAGCAAGAATGTCCTATACATCACCTGCGAGATGGCAGAGGAAAGAATCGCAGAGCGAATCGATGCCAATCTTATGGATATTTCAATGGATGAACTAAAGAAGTTGCCCATCGATATCTATGCCAAGCGTCTATCCAAGGTGACTATGGGAATCACGGGGAAACTCCTGATCAAGGAATATCCCACTGCCGCAGCAAATGCCAACCATTTTCGGCATCTGCTTGATGAACTGCGCCTGAAGAAGAACTTCAAGCCCGATATCATCTTCATTGACTATCTCAATATCTGTGCTTCGACTCGGTTTAAGCCAGGAGCAAATGTCAATTCGTATACTTATATCAAGGCAATTGCAGAGGAACTTCGTGGTCTTGCAGTTGAGATGAAGGTGCCAATCTTTACTGCCACACAGACGAACCGTTCAGGCTTTGGCAATACGGATGTCGAATTGACCGATACCTCGGAATCGTTCGGGCTACCTGCCACTGCGGACTTTATGTTTGCTCTGATTGCAACCGAACAATTGGATGCAGTCGGTCAGGTCATGGTCAAGCAATTGAAGAACCGCTACAATGATGTTGCTGCCAATCGTAAGTTTGTGATTGGGATAGATCGTTCGAAGATGAAGTTGTTTGATGTTGATGAATCGCAGCAACAGTTGATTCAGGGGAATCATTCTGCTGATGTAGAGGATGAGAACACAGACAACGGCTTTGACTCTCCAAACAAGGGTGGCGGGGGGTATGGCTACAAGAAGGGAAAGAAGCCCTCTATGGGCGATTGGTCTTAATTCACGGGCGGGTGCCTGATAGTGGTAAAAGGTCGCACCTTATAAGTGCGCTCATGTGGGTTCGACTCCCATCCCGCCCATTACAAATATGCCTAAATAACTTCGCACGGAGCAAATATGCTGTCATTCAAACAAGCAAACAGAGTTCTTTCCGAAGAAGTAGTTCGAAATAAGCATCTAGACCATATAGAAGATCTGATGCTTCTTGAGGGCGAAAAAGGCTTAAAGTTGGCTATTGCATTCCTCAAAGATATTACAGAAAGCCTCAAAACAGGCTCGACTTCTTTGGGACTCTCCACCAAATGGGATGGGAAACCTGCTATTGTGTGTGGGATTAATCCCGAAAACAATAAGTTTTTTGTTGCTACCAAGGGAGCATTTAGCAAAACTGTCTCTGCATATCACACCGAAGCAGAAATACGGAAAGGTGTGTCAATTTCCGATCTTGCCGCAAAATTGATCGAGTGCTTAAAGTATCTGCCAGGACTTGGCATCAAGGGAGTATTGCAGGGCGACTTGATGTTTACGATGGATTCCAAAAAATCACAGACGATTGATGGAAAAGAATATATTACTTTTGCTCCCAATACGATCATGTATGCAATTGAAAAAGACAGTGCCATTGGGAAATCGGTTTCCTCTGCAAAACTTGGAATTGCTTTTCATACCGTCTATAGTGGAAAAACGATGCAGGAGTTATCTGCTGTCTCCTTCAACTTTGATGCTAGTACCCTGAAAAAGAATGCAAATGTGTGGTTCACTGACCCCAACATATATGACATCACGGCTGCACTTCTCAAGCCTGATGAATATGGCAAACTTATGGGCATGATCAAAGACTGTGAAGGAAAATCAAAAAAGGTATCGCCGTTCCTGAAGGTTCTTCTTTCCAATGCACAGTTAGTTGAATACATCCTTCCATATATAAATGCCACTATTAATGGCGGTCTTTCACAATTTTCTGCCCGTGGTCTTAAGTTGAATTTGGAAACCAAGTTAAACAAGGACATTGAAAAACTGAAGACAGAAAAAGGCAAGCAGGGCAAAAGAGATATACTGAACAAGTTGCTTGCCTTTGTTGATGCATACGAATCACAGTTCAATTCTATGTTTGAACTACATAATCTTATCGCCAAAGCAAAAGAAATTTTGCTCGGTAAGTTCTATATGCTGTCTAGTTTCGGGCATTTCTTCGTGGATGACAACGGGATTTCTCCAACAGATCCTGAGGGTATTGTGGTTTCTCGTTCAGGAAGAGTCACTAAGTTGGTAAATCGACTACGATTTAGTAGACAAAACAGGAAGGTAAACTCGTGATAGAGCGTTTCTTACATCGAATTGACGAAGCAAAAAAAGACACAGCAGTTATTGCTTTCGGCAGAATGAACCCCCCGACCATCGGTCACGGTGTCTTGGTAGACAAGATTGTTTCCGAAGCACAGAAGCATAATGCAGATCATTTCATATTTGCATCTGAAACACAAGACTCAAAGAAGAACCCTCTATCACATAAGCAAAAGGTTGCATACCTTAAGAAGTTTTTTCCTAAGGGCAACTTTCCTGTAGGAATGGCAAAGGATCCGTATACTGCCGTTCTATATGTGTGCTCATTGGGATATAAGAACATTATCATGGTTGCGGGAAGTGACCAAGTCGAAAACTTTAAAAACATTGCCAAGTATAAGGGCAAGGTTGCAGATCGTGATCCAAAGAAGCGTGTATATTCATTTGAAAAATTCGAAGTAGTTCAGGCGGGTGAGGCACGAGATGATGACTCTCAAGGTGTTGAGGGAATGTCTGCTTCCAAGATGAGATCTGCTGCTTTCGATGGAGACTTTAAAAAGTTTGCCACGGGCGTTCCAGGTAAGGATAATGCCACCAAGAAGAAGATGTACAGCGATGTTCGTAAGGGATTGAGTCTTGGGGAGTCATATATCTCAGAGGCTGTAAACCCAAATGACAAGGTAACAATTCTTGCACTAACCTCTTCGGAAAAAGATCTATCCGATACAATCGAAAAGATGCAGGAAATCTGCAAGAAGCGCAAGATTGAATTCTATGCGGTGAAGACTTCTAAGGCACAAGTAGAAATTTCAAATGTCACTTCAAAGAAAATCACCATCAAGAACTATGATGGTGAAGGTAAAGATATCACGGTTATCCCAAGCGACACAGTAGCAGTTGTTCGTGGTGGTGTGATGAATAGTGATATCGGTGTTGCTATCATGACCATCTTACAGAACAATGGCGTGTTCATGATCAATGAGCGTGGAGGAATGGAACTCTGTGCAAACAAACTAGAAACTGCCATTGCTCTCAAGAAGCACAATCTCCCACATCCACGCACGACATTTGTTGCAGACGAAAGCAATATTGAAACTGCCGTTAAGGAAATTGGTGGCAAGTTCCCCGTCATTGTAAAGACTCTTACAGGGGCTGAAGGCATCGGCGTGTCCAAGATTGAAAGCATGGAAAGCCTGAAGTCTGTTCTACAAACTCTATGGAAATACAATGCCGAAATCATTATGCAGGAGTTCCTGCCCGATTTCAAGAACGATGTTCGCAGCATCTGCCTGAATGGCAAGATATTTGCCTGTGCCAAGCGAGATAAGGCTCCTAAGGATTTCCGTACAAACATTGCCCGAGGTTCAAAGGGTGGTGCATTCCAACTCTCCGATGAAGAAATCAAGTTGGTGGAGGAAGCCGCTCGGGTTAGCAAGTGTTATTATGTTGGAGTCGATCATGTAATCAATGATGGTAAGCCATATATCATTGAAATGAATGCAAGCCCAGGTAGTGGTAATATCTACTATCGATACTACGAAGACGGCAAGGGCAAGAACAATGTCAAGGGCGAAGAATTGGTCGAAGATTTTGTTGACTATATTCTCAACAAATCCAATTGGAAACTGTTCTCCAACCTCACTGTTCGCGAAACAGTTAAGATTGATGGAGTCGAATACGAAGCCAAGATCGATACGGGTAACAGTGGCTACAACATGATTCATGGAGAAGACATCAAAGACAATGGAAACCACACGGTTACCTTCAAACTGTCGAATGGTAAAACGGTTACCAAGAAAATCGTCAGTCGAATTATTGTCAAGAGTGGTATTGGTGAGAAGAAGCGACTTGTTATCTTCATGGACATTGAATTCCATGGAAAGAAATATCCAAACATCAAATTCTCTATTGGTGATCGCAACCATATGTCCACCAAAGTTCTCCTTGGTCTGCAATTCCTGAGCAAGACAGGAATGCTAGTCGATCCTGCGGAGGCAATATACCCACAGAATCAAACCAAAAAAGAAGAATATGCCAATACTGAACTCACTGAGATGGCTACCAAAGAGGCTGCTAGTGCTCTAGTTCAGATTATGAAAAGCAGTACGGTTGCATCTAAAGTTTTTGTTCTTGCAAACAAGAGGAATAAACTATCTCCTGAAGAATTCAATAAGGAAGTTGCCAATACAAAACAAGAAATTTTGCATCAGTTCTATACGACCATTGGTGCAAGTTCAAAAATTGTTTCCTTTGCTGAAAAAAATACAATTGGCAAAATCCTTACCAAGATTTTAGAGGGAATGATGATTGGTAAATTCGAGATGACCACATATCTCACAAAAATGATGGCAATAGCCCATCCATTTGTGCATATGCTAGGCATGGAAAATAAACTCGATGGCAATACGCTCTATGAAAAACTCACAAAAAATGGACAGTTAAAAGAGTTGCACAATCGATACGAACAGGACGATGCAGTTGAACGCCTTACGAAGATCGATCAGAGCGATACAACAAACAACAATAAGATCCGTCTTTCTATTGCATATGAAGAACGCTGCCTGACCCGCAATATGCAGGAGGGGGCATATCTAGCACGAACCTATATTGAATTCCTGAAAGAGATTCGTAATTCCGAGTTAGGTTCGAATCAGCCAAAGACTGATATCAACGAAGACTTCGAATTCTTTTTACTTGAAGTTAGTCCACCCAAGGGTGCTGCACGAAGTTTTTCAAAGGATGAAAAGACCAAGGCATCATTCCGAAAACAATATGGTAAGCGGTGGAGGGAAGTGTTCTATGCGACTGCATGGAAGATGCACGGAGAAGATGTAGAGCCGTCTGAGACATGGCTTGATGAGGCTAAGAAAATCAACAATGTCTTGAAATGGACTTCTATGAGTAAGAGAGGCCCTTTACTCATCGGCACTGATAAGATTGTAAAGACCTACAAGCATGACACCCCTGGCGAGCGGAAAGAAATTGAAGAAGATAAGCCTTGTTGGGTAGGGTTTAAACAATTGGGAATGAAGATGAAGAATGGGAAAAAAGTTCCTAATTGTGTGTCCATGAAGGAAGATACTTCCGAAAAAGAGATGTCTGATCGCTACAAGGAATGGCAAAAACTTGTAAATATGTCGGGTAAAGAGATCGAGACATTCCTTGATTCTGATGATGGAGCCGAGGCAGGACTGTCACGCAAGGAGGCAGGTAAGGCAGGTGCAGATGGTGGCAAAATCAGTACAGGTCGAGATTCTGCCCGTGCAATCATTCGAATGCTAGATACCCCCATGGAAAAATGGTCTGATAATGATTGGAAATGGGCAGGGAAGCAAGTCAATTTCATCAATCGAATGAAAGGCGCAAAGGGGCCTTTGAGAGATGAAGACAAAAAGCCTACTCGTAAATTACTAGCACTTAAGGTATGGGGACACAACCCCGAAAAGGGATCATAAGGCAACATATCAAAGAAAGCATATGAAGCGGATGATCGTGATCTATAAATAACAAGTATCCACAGGAGAGACCATGTTTAACAATCCATTCAATTCCAAAATCGTTGCCGATATTACAAAATTCTTAGAAGAGCATCGTAACGATGTTGAAATCAATCCTTGTCTCAATGACAAGGCAAAAGAGGCAGCAATTAAAGTTGTCGAACAAACGGTTCTTGAAGAACAACGAAATGTTCTTGTTAAGCACTTCAATGAAGCAATTCGGGAGTGCAACTGCCGTGGAACGACTGAGGAAGCCAACAATTTTGCCAAGGCTGTACAGACTCATATTGACACAAACGGCAAAAAAACTATCGATCCCGCAAAGAACTAAATAGAAACACAGAGGAGATATACCGAAATGGCAACTTGGAAAAATAACGACAGAGAAGAATCAAAGCCCACATGGCTGAATAAGATTCAGAAGAGACTTTGCACCCGTACCGTCCGTGGATGGGAAATGCCTCTTATGGGTTCGTTTTTTGCATATGGTGCGACAGGAGTCTCTACTGCCGCTGCATTCACACACAATCCTGTAATTACTGAACTTTTGGTAGCAATCCCTGTTGATGATAAAACATCGGCATCCTATACTACAAGAACAGGCCCAACAGGGTCTTCATGGGGTCAAGGACAGACAGCAGGAAGCGATTTTCCAAACTATGCACCTTACTTCTCATGCCCATTCAACGGTGATAGTGCAACAGGTGGAGCCAATGTGGGTGATGCGGGAGTTTCCCATGCATTCTTTAACTATATTGCTACCATGACAGGTGGAGGATTTGGTGGTGCAGGACTGACTCCAGGTCGCGCTGGTGGAATCGGATTCCAGTATGGCGTTAACAAATATGGTGTATCTTCGCTTGGTGGTCTGACGGGAGTAACTGCATATATCAAGGTTGTTGTCAATGATGCAAACTTCACAAATACCATAACCATTGGATTGTCGGGCACAAACTCGGGATGTCAGGTGTATACAGGTGTAACAGACCTTAACGATGCAACAAAAGTTCCAGCCGCTGTTGCAACAACATTCTTTGGAGCAACATCCACAGACAGTAAACTCAATCCTTACCGATATGACAATATCGCAGTTCTTGAGGTTGCAGGATCTGCTGCAACGGGTATTAAGACCATCAACCTTAAGGCACAGGATTCTCTTGGAGGTGCAAGTGGTGCAAGTGCATTCACCTCCTTTAGAGTCTTCTTTGACCAAAACCCTGGTCTTACCACGAGTGCAGTAAATGCGATGAGCAGTTATTACTATCTCAACTATAACAAGAGCAACTAATAGGAACTCAACATGAAGTCTTATAAGCAACTGAGAGAAACAATTAATGAAAATGCACCCTACGGGAGTGCATATGATGGATCTGGAAGTGTTGGGCGTGTTGGCCCACAGGATGGTGACAATTCTCTCGATGGCAATTATAATCTGTCTTCATTGAGTCCTGTTGCAATTACTCGAATCAATACCTACTTGGGTGCGCTTTCTGCAAAGCCATACATCGACCCTGTGTCTGCCTTAAAACAGGCACAGGGTAGACTTCAAATGATCGGTCTTGATTTCACAATGACCAAAGACTGTGCTATGAGATTGTCAACACAGACCGAAGAAATTATTCCACTCGTTCGTTTTGGTGGAACTCTTCGTGCTGATGGATCTGTATATGGATATACCAAGGATGATGGAATTACTCATCTCCTTGGTCATGGTCTTGCTCTTCGTGTCGAAACACATAAACTTCCAAGTGGTCTTACCCAAGTACATGCAATGATTGTTCCTAACGGCTAATCGCCATGGTTCTTTATGATAAAAGGCGACAGCCTGACGAATGAGAATTATGTCCGATATGCGATGCGAAACTATGACAATCCGCACTGCATGGGGATTAAAGAATTTGAAGAAGACCTTGCGCGTATCGTATATCTAAAGAGACTTTTTCGCAGATACAAGAAGGACACTGTCCTTCGAGAACGCTTAATTCTCAATCATCTCATCACCTTCTGTAATGTCTTCGGCATTGAAGCAGGGACGCGACTCCTATTCTTCAAGATCGACATGGATCTTCACTACATACTTAAAACATTCCTAGTATTTCTAGGATATCTTTCAGACACTCAACCAAAATTTTCACTTGAAGTTGACATAGTCAAGATTGTAATGGACACTGAAATCATAACTCGTCTTCGGAAAATCTGATGAATATCGATACTCTCATTACAAATCAATTTAAAGACCTGATGACTTGTACTTTGAACACAGAAGAGTCAAAGAAACCAAATAGATTTCAGACTTTGGTATCCAACTTTCGAAAAATCATTGAGGGCATAGAACCATTCACATACTCGCAGAAATCGTATGTGCCATATGATGCTGCACTCTGTGGATATAAATTGCGAAAGTATTGTGATGATGCAACTCAAGGATTGGTTGAATCCCTTATCCTTCATGAGTTAGACATTCGAGGTCTTACATATGCAACTCTCAAAGAGGGTGTTGATGCCAAAGCAATCAAAGCAGGTACATATATCATTCATGGCAAAAGAGTTCATTTGGAAAACGAACTGTTACCATGTGACGAATTTCTCGGACATCCAATATACAAATTTGAAAATGTTGTATTCACGCTCGAACACCTACAAAAAGAAGATGCCCCTGTAAACTCTGTTGGTGGTGGAAATATTGCGGGAGCATCTCCAGGACAAGAACCTCCAGGTCGGCGTGGAATGATGTATGTTCGCCGTAACATAAAAAAGACCAAAGAACTTAAGCGAAAACTGTAATCGCTATCTATGCGACCGATTTGTTTTTTGCTCGCGAATATTCAAGATTGATAAAATAATTTACTGCTTCATATTTTTAGTCCGATAGTTATATAATTATATAACTTTGGGCATTGACGAAATCGTAGTATTCTCGTACAATAGCAACAATCCATGCCGATTCACATCGACACCAAATACATTAATCTGCTGTCTCCTCGACTAGATCGCTTTCAGTGGAAGAAGTCAAGCCTTGCAGTCTGTCGTTGTCCCATCTGTGGTGACAGCACCAAGAGCAAGAGCAAGACTCGCTTCTACATCTATGAGAAGAAGGGGGCATTCTCATGCAAATGCCACAACTGTGATTACAGTGCAACAATCAGTTGGCTTCTCAAAACGCTTGATGGAAATCTGTACAAGCAATATGTGTTTGAGGTGTTGAAGGAAACGGGAATTATCTATGGACGCACACCAAAGCAAATAGAAGTAGTTCCTGTTCCACATAAAGCCGAAGACAAAGTTCTCAGCCTTATACCGCGACTTGATACCTTGCCCAAAAAGCACCCTGCTGTTGCATGGGCTATGAATAGACAGTTGTCAACAGAAAATATGAGTCGCCTATACTACTCAGACAACTATGGTGAGTGGGCAAAGAATATTGATCCTCTTGTCGAGGCAGGAGAAGACGAACGAATTGTCATTCCCATTTTGGATATTGATGGAAAAGTAGTTGGTGCACAAGGTAGAATCATTGGAGGCAAAAATCCAAATCGAAATACCCTTCGATACATCACCGTAAAGGCAGACAGGGATGCTGCCAAGATGTGGTTCGGTCTTGATAAATGCAATATCAAAAAACCAATCATTGTGGTTGAAGGGCCTATCGACAGTATGTTTCTTGATAATGCTGTTGCGATGATTGGGCTTTCGGATGCTACAAACATTCCCACAGAACTAAAGAATTCAGAACTGATATATGCACTCGACAATGAACCTCGAAATAAGCAGGTTGTAGAAACCATGGGACGCTTATTGGAAAATGGGCATAGAGTTTGCGTATGGTCTGATCGTTTTCGTGGGCTAAAAGATATCAATGATATGGTGTTGGCAGGACACGGAAAGACCACAATACTGCATGACATCATGAGAAATTCACATTCGGGATTGGCAGGACATATCGCACTCAACAAGTGGGCTAAATAACAACGGAGGATTGAATATGAATAATGAAGAAGAACCTGATCTGAGCATGGATGATGTTGATATGGAAGACGATACAGATAATGGTGTGGTTGGAGATTTCCCCACCATCATTGATCTTGTAATGGATGGCAAGGCAAGTGAAGCAAAGGATGCAATCTTTGCATCTCTTTATCACAAAGTAAGTGATCGAATTGATTCACTTCGCCCTGAAGTTCGTGCAGCGGTCAATGCAGAAAAAGCATCTGAAGATTCCACTGAGGAGTAAAAAAGTATGGTAGAAAATGAGGTATCCACTTCCGTTCTTGACGGAATTGGCTTTGTTCAATATGTTTCGCACATGGGTAGTGATCTCACGGTAGTTAATGCTGCTCGTGTTTCATTTCATAAAGAGAGTATGGAGTTTGTTGATAAGGATGAGAAACTGATCTCATATCTTGCAAAACACAATCATTGGACTCCCTTTGCACATCCACAGATCACTCTGCGGATCAAAGCACCAATCTCCATACGCACACAACTCTTCAAGCACAAACAGGGATTCGTAGAAAACGAAGTCTCTCGCCGCTATGTTACGGATGCACCTGAAATCTACAAGCCCCTATGGCGCACAAAGCCAACTCAAAATGCAAAGCAGGGAAGCGAAGGGTTTGTTGAGGATGTATTGAAATGGGAAACATTAGATCAGGCATACTACGAAAGCATTCATAAGGCGATTAATTGTTACAACCTTCTGATCGATCAGGGGATCGCTCCCGAGCAAGCACGATTTGTATTGCCACAAGGAACATATACCGAGTGGTGGTGGACAGGAAGTCTTGCCGCATATTCTAGGGTCTGCAAACTTCGATCCGATCCCCATGCACAGTGGGAAGTTCGAGAGTATTCGAATGCTATTGGAAGAATACTTAAAGGTCTTTTTCCTGTCTCATGGAAGGCACTTACAGCCGTTTAGGTTGACCCTAAATACCTCGTAAACTGCCCTTCTATGGGTTTACGATGACAAATAGATTTAACGACTATCTCAATTCCAGTGATGATGAACCCGTTGAATTTATTCGACTGACATCAGGCATTCCCGTAGGAACACAGGTAAAACTCGTTACTCCCCTCATGGACTATGATGCGGGATCTATATTCACATATGCCCCTGCAACAGCCTGTGTTGGTGGGAAAACATACACCTATAAGGGAATCGGAGAAGCATTTTTCTTTGATGCTGATGGCAACCCAATCATTCTTAAGGGTGGTCGGGATGTGCTCGACAAATCATTTGTTCTTGTTGAATCTTTAACTGAAGATGTTTTCGTACAGCCCACAGAAAAGCCAATCAAAAAAATCATTACCGAAGTTGTTCGTGGTGAACAGGGAAATCAAGGAATTCAAAGTCTTCGAGGTGAAGATGGAATTCCTGGTATTCGCGGCACCAAGGGAAATAAGGGCGATAAGGGTGATCAAGGCGAACAGGGCGAAAAGGGTGATCAAGGCGAAAAGGGCGATCAGGGTGAACAAGGCGAACAAGGCGAACACGGATCACCTGGTACTCAAGGCGAAAGGGGCACCGATGGCGAAAAAGGCGAAAAAGGCGATCAAGGTGAGAAGGGCGAAGAGGGAGCAGCGGGATCACAAGGCTCCCAAGGCGAACGAGGAGTTCCAGGTCTTCAAGGGGAAAAAGGAGAGAAGGGTGAACGGGGAGATATCGGTTCACAAGGACTTCAGGGTGCCAAAGGAGATAAGGGAGACCAAGGCGAACGAGGATCGGATGGAAAGGACGGAGAAAGAGGCGAGAAGGGCGATAGAGGAGACAAGGGAGATAAGGGAGACCAAGGCGAACGAGGCACTCAGGGAATTCAAGGAGTGGCAGGAGAGAGCGGGCTTGTAGGTGCCAATGGTATTGATGGAAAGGACGGGGGACAGGGACTTCAGGGAGACAAGGGAGACAAGGGAGATAAAGGCGACAAGGGAGATGCAGGACTGCTTTCGGTTCAGTATCCACTGAAACTTGACAAACAGCGGCAGCATCTATCGATTGATCTTTCAAAGATTACTCCAACCACACCAATACTATATGACGGTGGTGGTGGTCTTGGCGAGGCATTTAAATTCATATCTGTCTCGGGGCAATCGGGATTAACGGCTGTTCAATATGACAAGGAAACCCTGACATTTGTTGCAGGGTCGGGTATTAACTTAACAACAGATCCATCTAGCAACACATTAACCATCATCAATACGGGTGGCGGTGGAACAAGCAGTAGTAATATCACTGTAAAGGGCGCACCAGGTGCTTTGCAATTTGTAGATACAACTAATATCAACCTAGAGGGTGAGAATGTAATCTATAATTTTTATGGGGACAAGTCATTTGAAGTTCCTGGTATATTAAAAATTGGTACACAGATTGCTGGGTACATTCAATTCCCCGATGGAACAACCCAAGATACTGCATCAACAAATGGTGGCACGGGATCACGGGGTACTACGGGTTCTCAAGGTGTAACAGGATCTCAAGGTGTCACGGGTGCAACAGGATCACAAGGCATTCAAGGCATCACAGGTGCTACAGGTTCTCAAGGAATTCAAGGCATTCAAGGCATCACAGGTGCAACAGGGTCACAAGGCATTCAAGGTGTCACAGGTTCTCAAGGTGCAACAGGATCTCAAGGCATTCAAGGTGTCACAGGTTCTCAAGGTGCAACAGGATCACAAGGCATTCAAGGCATCACGGGTGCGCCAGGTTCTCAAGGCATTCAGGGTGTTACAGGTGCAACAGGATCTCAAGGTGTTACGGGATCACAGGGTGTAACAGGATCACAGGGTGCAACAGGTTCTCAAGGTGAAACGGGATCATTAGGAGCCACAGGTTCTCAAGGTGTTACAGGATCTCAGGGTGCAACAGGATCTCAAGGTGTTACAGGATCATCAGGAGCCACAGGATCTCAAGGTGTTACGGGATCACAGGGTGCAACAGGTTCTCAAGGTGTCACGGGATCACAGGGTGTAACAGGTTCTCAAGGTGTTACAGGATCACAGGGTGCAACAGGTTCACAGGGTGAAACAGGTTCTCAAGGTGTTACAGGATCACAAGGTGCAACAGGAACAAATGGTGTCACGGGTTCACAGGGTGCTACAGGTTCTCAAGGTGCTACGGGTTCACAAGGTGTAAC